TCCTCTGTGGCTCTAGTAATAACTTACCGCATCCGCCACCCGTGAAATCTATACGTGGAGTATTAATAGCTACTGTTTCAATTAGTCCATCAGCATTTACTCTAGTAGCCGTTGTGCTGCGTGAGAATGATAAATCACCATCTCCGCTTGTAGGAACTACACTATATAATTTACTTGCCTTATATCCGCTTGGGATTAAAACTAAGCTTGCATCATCTAATACACTCATATACTATTCAATCTATTTAATGCTGATATAAGACAAGTGCTATTCTCATAAACTCCACCGTCTGCGAGTACTCGTGTTTCGTAGGCGGCTGCAAGTGCTTTGCCTACGTCCGCCCCGTAGCTCTTAAAGCCAAATCCAAAGCCATAACCAAACATTATTGACCTCCTTTTATGGCGAAAGCTGAACCACTTGCAAGCGTCACTGCCGTTAGAAACTCTCCACTTGGTGCTGCTATAATCATACCAGCTGAAAGTGCCTTAGAACCGATGCCAATGCTTGTAACAAGGTTAGTTCCGTTTGAGCTTGTAAGTGTAGAGATTACCGCTTCTTCATTGATTACAATATAGATGTAGTTCTCTGTGATTGTCGCTCCTGATATAGCTGCTGCCGAGTCAGTGAATTTCTGCCCGTTTCTTGCTATTAGTAAATCTGTTGTAGTACCCATTTTTTTTTATGTTGTGGGAACTACGCATCGTGCGTAGCTGTATCCCGTTGTTAAATTAAAATTCATTTGTATCCCACTGTATAAACTATCAAATCTTTGCTCGAATGGTTGCATTCCCCAGTTCTTTTCTAGCTCTACTATTATATTTTTATCGGTCCAACTTACTGCGTTGTAATTCTGCCACACTGCTAATAAGTCTAAGCCTATAAAAGTGCATTCGTTTTGTGCGTATAAGCTGTTTGAATCGTTGTTCATCTCTGTAACATTCTCGCATATCAAAACATCTACTGCGTAAGTTATACCGCTATCTCCTGCTGGATTAATTCCAACTATATCATACACCAAGTAAACCCCGGAAGGGTTCTTAGTTCTATCCACATCAAGAAAGTCGCCCCTTAGAACCGAGTTTATCTGCTTGTGATCCGTTGCGAACTTTTCCATTATCGTCTTTATATTTGTTAGTGTTAAATTTTTCACAATACTTTTTTAACAATGCCTCTTTGTTTCTAATATAAATTGACTTCTCCATAATGTTTCTCGTTCGGGATGTATAACGTCTATTCCGTTTGGGGGTGTTTTGTAAAGTGGGTATCTGTTTTCATTTGCTCTCAAGTACTTTGATAAGCTGGCTCTATAGAAGTCCGCTTGGTCTTTAAATATGTTCTTAGCTGCGAATAGTTCGCCTTCTGCCAAAGGTGTAAAGCCATCGCCACTCTTTGTACCTGCTCCTTTATTTCTTAGCTGATAAGTTCCTGTTCTAACATACTGGCTGCACACCTCCCACTTTAATACTGGTCTAATGTATTCCTTAATAAGCGTTTCATTGAGAGCTGTTACCGTACCAGCTGTTACTTGTGCCTTTATCTCATCAAATAAAGCACTACCAATGATAGGGATTATTTTGGTATTTTGAACACTAGAAATCAAAGGCTTAATATAGCCATCGTCTACGTTATAATGTAGTACCGTGTTTTCTTTTATGTATGCTGGGCTTGCTAATAAAATCATTTTCTTCTCACTATTTGTTGTTTCCAAATATGCCTACAAAATGGAACTGCTGCTGCTTGACTGTTAGGCTTTTTGTACCACCCTCCACGACTTAACCATACATCTGTTGAATCACTGTATCCATCGTTTTTCATTTTGTTTCTTAAAAAGTCAATGTCCTCACGTGAATAAAACTTATCCATTCTCATTAAATCACTACAAAACTTTCTAGATTTGCCACCTGCTTTTAAAGGTATAATAGGTGTTCTAAGTTCATAGGAATACATAATCGTAGCGTCTGGTACTTCCTCTTCTTCTGCTGCTCTTTTTCCTTTAGGTGTCAACTCTAATGTACTACCATCTATCTCTAGTAAATCCTCAGATTGTAATATTCCCAACTCTTCGCGTATTATGTCAATGCTCACTTTGAATAGATCAGATAGTGCAAGTGCTGTTATTAGTGGGTTGCCAAATATGCTCGCTAAGATGAACCCTCCTAGCTCGCTTATTCCTATTGCAAACTCAATCGGTGTGCCGTCACTATCAAATTGAATATCATTAGTCTTTACTATTTCAAACTTGCTTTTGCTTTCGCCTATCTTCTCAAATAGATGCGAGATGTCGTCTTCACTAAATTCCTTTGATTGTAGTGTTTTACTTTCTAATAGTCCACGTGCTGCAATCTCTGATAGTCTTAGGAACTCCATTAAGAATGAAATACCTTGCTCGTTCGTTAATACCCCGTTTTGTACTTGGCTAACAATTTCAAGAGCGGAGCTAATTTGAGCCCCATTATAAGATGCGTCTTTTTGTTCAGTGTCTTCTGTTACTACTGCTACCTCTTCACCTTCTGATGCTGGTGCCGCTGTAGGAGTTACTAAATTTTGTATCTCTAAGCCTGTCTTTTCGCTTATAAGGTCTCTTATCTCGTTTTTACTTAGATTAGCTATGATAACGTCACTTGTTAATTCAAATGCATCTACCGGCTTAAGTGGCTCTATTTCTATGCCCTTACGACCAGTGTCAATAAAGCAAAGTTTGTTTATTGTACTTAGTAAAGTATTGCGTCTTTCTTGTATGTAAGTATTTGTAAAAATCTCATAGGCTAAATCTAGCTCAGACCTTCCGCCTAATTGACCCGCTTCCTTCACTCCAAAAAGTATTGGGTTGGTTACTCGATGCCCTATGAAGATGCTTTCTTTTACTCTCTTAGACATCTCACCGTATCGCTCGTGTAAGTCGTTACCGTTTAGGTTTACTACCTCTGAGGCATTCTCTCCACTTGGTGCAAATATGTGAGCTATTGTTTGCCCTTTAGCTCCTGCAAATTTATCACTAAACGAATCCTCAAAGTCTGTTTTTTCTTCTGCTGTTTCGGGTACACCGTTCTTGTGAATTACTAACGTACCACCTACAAATCCATTCTCTACTTGGTTAAGCCAATAGTCTCCTATGTTTACATCCGTTTTAATTTCAGCAAGTGAGCCTACATAGACTGGCAAAGGGTAGTATTTGAAATTTGGACGGTAGTCTGTGTGGTATATTACTGACCGTTTCTGCTCCTCGTCCGTTGGATTATATCTTGGCAGGTCTTTTATTGTTGGCTTATGGTTTTTGACGCCCTTATCATTAATCCAATCAGTAGCATATTTAATAGTCCCGTCTAATCCTACTCTACAATTAGCAAAGTCTATGTGGTTATAAACTTTCCCTGCACTTGTCCTTACAACTTCTATGGCATAACCGTTAAAAAGTTCGTAATCAAGACTAATTCTCTTCAGTATATTAGTCCAATCTTCGTCTAAGTTAGCAGTATCGAGCCATTTTTGTGATATTGCGTCCTCAGTAATCATCCCATTCCCTACTGTATAGCCTACTTTACCGTTAATAATAGCGTTGTGTGTACTACTATCGTTGTATAAATCTATAAGTTCGTAAGGATATAGATTATTAACCCCAAAGAATACAATATTTTTGTTTACTTGCTCTATAAATAGAGGCACTTCTGCACTTGCAAAGGTTGTAATTATAGATTTGTACTTATTATTACTCATAAACTATTGTGGTATCTGCTGCGTCGTACGAATATACAACTTCAGCAGGTTGTTTAAGTCTTATTATCCCACGGAATACTACGTTTCCTGTGGTACTTCCTTCCGTGTCTGTATTAATTATTGAATAAGGATAGTCTCCGTTATTCGGTAGGGTATAATCTGACCCCTCAGTGAGTGTAAATGTAACGCTTCTTAGATTTGGATCTGCTGGTGGCGTCAATATAAATGAAGTCTCATACTCTGGACTTTCTATGAACATCGTATAATAGGTAAAGTCAATCTCATTACTAAGATTGACTACAAACCCATCGTCACCTCCTTTGGTTACTATGTTCACTTATACTATGATATAAGTGCTTCTATTACAGAAGCCGTCACTTCAGTTATTGGCTCTGCTTCTTGTCCTTGAAATGATAAGGAATAACCGTTACGGTCTGCAATCGCAGTACCTGTCCCAGCCTCTCCACTTACTAATCTAATCCCGTTCTTTTGTCCAAGCAACCAATAAGTGCCGTTATTGTCTTTTACCACAACTGAGAGCTTAGCTCTTGCTAGCATTTTGATTTCATTCCGCTTTGTCTGTTCCATTTTGTTAAGAACAAATGTAGCGGTCTGGTCAAAGAAACTTGTTCCGTTCTGTGCGTTTACAGTAGGATTGTCGTTGAATGAGCTGGCTGCTCCTTGTGCCTTGGTACATTCGTACTTGTAATACCCAAGACCCGTTCCTGTCATTGCACTTACTTCTCCTGTAGTTTCCTGAGTAACTGCAAAGTCTGCTGGCATATTGGCGAAGAGAAACTCCGCCACACCGCCAACACTTTCCAAACATCCGACTGTAAAGCCTGTTGTTAAATCACACATAGGCTTATGATTCTAATGTAAATTGTACAATTTCAGAAGGATATGCAATCTGCAAACCTCTCTTGTATTTTACTCGATAAAAGATTGCGTCATCTTTCTTTTCGTAAAACATATCGAATACTTCTTCGTCGTTCAACAAGTCAAATCCTAAAAAGAAATTATCGCTTGTTCCTGCAAAAAGTCTGTTAGTCCCGTCAAGTCCATTTACCCCTACTAGGTCAATGTTCTTACTCGGTACTCTCATTTTGTAATCTGCATATCCTGTTGTATTTACGTGAAAAAGATTTTTAGCAGCAAGCGTATCTGTGTAAGAATCAAAGAAGTCTGTACCGCAAAATATAACTTGGTTAGATGCAGTCTTTACTGCTGATGGTCTAGCGTTCAATACATTCGCTACTATGGTGTCTGCGTTTCCACTCGCTCCACTTGTAACTGCTGTAATACCTGCGTTAGCTGCGTCTACTGTACCTGATGCTGCGTCAATAGTTTTAATTAACCCATCGTATCTATCTAACAATGCACTACCACTATCAGTATCACCTTGCCAATCACCTACCTCTTGTATCTCCATTATGCGAGACATAATCATTTCAGCAATTTGACTCTCAAAAGTCATATCTTCTGTTTCTGCGTTTCCTGCTCTAAGAAGAATTTGCGTCCATTTAGCATTCAGGTCTTTCATACAAAAAGATGCAAAGTACTCAATAGGAGCTACTGTGATGTTTCTTGCTGTGAAAGTAATGCTGCCACTTGGAGTGACTGAACACGTGCTACCGTCTTGCGGAGTAGCTATAACTGATAGAAGATGCAACGCCTCTGTTTTTTTAACTCCAGCTTGTGGCGTGAAGTACTGCGAAGACCTACTTTCAAAGTATAACCTTGATATTAATTCTTCTTTCTGTTCGTTGACGTAATCCGTCAATCCTGATACTACGAATCCCATTTTATTTTTTAATTGATTTTTGTGCTTTAATTATTGCAGCCATTCTGGATGCTTTTTGTTCTCTTGTCATTTTTGCAAATGCTGAGGGCTTTTGTGCCGTCGGCTCTTCTGTCTTAGCTAGCTCCTCTAATTGAGAACCTATACCTTGAAGTGTTTTGTTAAAGTCTGCTTTTAGAGTCTCCTCTACCTTAGCGAATGATGCTACTTGTGTTTTAAGCTCCTCATTCTCTTTAGTGATAGCCGCAAACTTTTCATCTAGCTTAAGCTCCTTAGCCCAAAGACCAAGTGCCTTACCTATAGCAGCCTGCAAGTTCTCTTCTGTGAACTCTGTGTCCACCTCTTCAGTAGTTACTATCTCAGTAACTAGTCCGCCTGCTGTGGTTATGATTGCTCCACTTGTTAGCTCGTGCGTTCCGTCTGGTGCTGATACTTCGCCCTCTTCGGTTACGATTATAATGGCTGTGCCTTCTGCTAGCTCTCCGTCGTACATTACTACTGTACCGTCCACTAGAGTATCCTCCATCATTTTTTTCTCTTCCTCCTCTGAATCTAATCCAAAAGATTTAAATAGGTTAATTACCTGTTCTAATTTATTCATTTTATTAAATTTGTATGGTTGTATATCGAAAAATCCTTCTACACTAAAGCCTTTAAGCAGTCCGTCTTTCTTTACTTTAGCCCAAGCCTCGTCGTTATCTACTTTAGCAGCGATAAACCAAGTGCCTTCTGCTACATTTTCAAAGCCTTTAGGCGGTAATATGCCTAGTTCCTTGTCTGTAATAAAGGATTGATACACGTAAACATCTTCTAGCTTCAGAAGAGGGTCGTGCATTTCGTTAAACTCGGTGGTCTTTTGCTCCTTAAAGTACTTTTGTACCAGCTGATTGATGGTATCCTTCTTAAATATAGCATAGTACTCACCCCTTTCGTCTCTTCTGTAGATAGGTAAGTCTGGTATCATAGCCGCACCTACGACTATTCTCTTCTCTTCATTAAGAACCTCGAACTTTTGTGGTGCAAATGCTTGATAGTTTACACCTGTGGCAGGTGCTTCAACTAATGCAATGGCACTAAGTCCCTCTACATCGTCTGTAAGTCTATATTCAAAGAATGGTAGCATCTATACTTAGATATACTTAAATAG